CGTTCAGGATCAGGAGTAGCAATGGCAGCTTCACCAAGTTCGATTTGTCTGTTAATCTCATCGTTCGCTTCCTTGATAGCTTCCTGACGTCCTTGCTGACGCAACTTGTTTTCGTTCCACGCCGCCCAGAGGCGGTCAAGCAACGACAGCAAAGACGACAGTAGTTTTATCATGCGTCTGGCGCAGGCTTTTCAGACAGGAACACAGCGATTACGCCTGCCAAACTAGCTACCACTGTGGAAATGGCAACCCACTCAGCGTCAGACAGGCCAAACGCCAGCGCGAGGCCGGCGAAACCTGCGTAAGTACTTGGCTCTTTCAAACGATGTAACAACCAGCTTACAAAATTCATGTCATTCTCCCTTAGGATAAAACTTCCAAGGCAGTTCCCAATGTGGGCCGTCCTTGAAAGCACGCCAATCGCCGCCCCATTGGAGCGGGACTTTCTCGTCCGCCGCGGCGGACTTCACGATCTTGGCCAGCCGATGATACAGCGGCCAATCCCATGATACTTTACCGCCAATCATCGGCGCTAGGTCAACAGCGTGTCCGGTGATGTGGCGTGAATTCATTGTCCGTGATGCGCCTTGGTTGACCAACTGCTTCTGGCGCTCGACGGTACGCAGACCTTCCAGCACCGTGAAGTCGAGGTCCGACAGCGCCGCGGCCTTCTTGACGACGCGCACCAGATCAGGGTGGACGCCCTCAAGCCGGTTTAGACTGCGCTGGCCTAGTATGATGGTCATTAAAGGCCCCTCTGCAATAGACTTAGCAGGATGCCGACCAGCAGCATAATGATCGTACCAGCAGCGCCGATACCAATGCTTTCAATGCGCTTCATCCGTGCACAGATACTCTCGTACCTGAACGCGCAGACCTGTTCGTGCGTGTTGAGTTGTGCTTGGGTCTGGTCAATAGAAGTCACGGCAGTACCTTTTACTGGTTAGAAGACTGTGTATTGTACGCGCGCATTGCCTGAGCAAATGCGTTACGCACCGGCGACGGTAGTGTGCTGAGATACTCAGAGAACTGAGCCGCAGTCGGGTACTGCTCCATAGCGTTCAATGCGCTGCGACCGCTGGTAAACGCGTTAGCAATCTCGCGCTGGACGTTAGGGTTGACAAGCGCGCTCTCGACGTTCTGCGCGCCGGTGCCTGCGAACGCTACGGCAGGGAACTTCGCCCGCACTAGCGTACCCAAGCCCCGCGACAATAGGCCGGGCTGTTGCGACCGCAAGATGTTGCCTGCCCGCGGTTCGCCGCGAGTGCCTAGCTGCGCCATCCTGTTCAGCGTTTCCAATTCGTCCGCCGACGTTTTCATCGCCAAATACCGCGCAGGATCGGCCAGCGCCATACCGCCGATGTCGTACTGCTTCGTACCTTTACCCATGATGTCTTCAACAATCTTAGGCCGTTCGCCGCGCATGAGCGCCGTAAACTCGTCTGGCGACTCCTTGGCTAGTTGTGCGCCTTTCGCTGCAACTTCTTGACGGTTAATAACTTCGAAGCCCTGACGCGTGCGGGTCAGATAATCCTTAAAGCCTACGCCGCCGGCGCCTTCAATGGCGTCGTCAATCATGGGGCGGATGTCGCCCATCAGTTTTGCCGCGCCTTCTTTAACGCCAGACGGAGGCATATTGCGTCCGCTCAACAGTACGTTGACAATGTCGCCCAATTCAGATTTGCGGAACTGATACAGGTCGCGTGCGTCAATCACGCCGTTAGCGTCGGCCAATGCGTCAAGCTGGTTGGCTGCCGTAACCAATGCACGGCGCTGTAGTTTAGATGCGCGTGTGCCGGGGGCCGACGCCATAGCGCGAATGGACTGCGTGATCGGCGCAACCGTCAACGGCTGCATACCTTCGGCGGCTAGGTCGGCCACAACATCTTCCATGTCGCGTGCGGTGTCTCGCAAACCAATCTGCGCTGCTATAGCTTTGTCGGCGCGTTCGCCAGCCGCACCTGCTATACCGCGTGTCTGCTGTATGCGTTCCATGTCAGGGAATAGCGCAGGCTTGTCGCCCATGATGGCGGCCTGTTCACCAGCGCGCTCTTCCAAACCGCGCATACGGGGGACGAAGCCAGACGCGGTGATTTCATCTGCACGTTGACGGGCTGCTGCTGCCAAGGCTTCTGCTTCAGGAACGACGCGGCCGGCGACGTTAGCACGTGCCAGTGCCGTGTCGCGCGTAGGGCCAGTGGCTTCGGTGACGGCACGGCGGCCTGTCTCTGCTGCCGACCGTTGCATCGTCGCTGTTTCGCCGCCAGCGGCTTCAGCCAATCTTGCAGAACGTGCCGCTTCTTGCTGCGCCAATATACGTGCTGGAGCGTCAGGGTCCATTTGACTAGCGGCGATATTTCCTAAACCAAAGAAGGGGCTAGGCTCAACACCGGCTTCAACTAAGACTTGCTGCGCCAGACGCTGATCGTCAGGCGACAACGCACGGAAAGCCGCTGCGGCTTCTTCCACGTTTTCGCCCAGCGCCTCGCGGATGATTTGTCCGGCTTTGACTTTGGATAGGCGGGTAAGGTCTACGGCCTTTCCGCCGATGCGGCCAAGGATAGAACCGACCACAGGTAATCCTGCGCCGAAAGCTGCACCTTGCGAGACATCTTGACCAGTTAGACCGGCACCAGCGCCGCCGGCGATAGCCCCGCCGACCATACGTTCGGCAAGTTGACCGACGCGCTGGCCTTTTGTCAGTGCCGCCGTCTGTGCAGCCGTGCGGCCAGAACCGATACCGCCGGTGCGTGTCGCAGCGCCGACGCGCTGGACGACACGACCTACACGCGGCGCGACCGTGCCAAGCGCCTTACCGCCAGCTTGAATTGCGCCACCGCCAGCAGCAATCAGCGGCGCTGTCGCAATGATTTCACCTGCAATCTTACCGCCGGTAAAGTAGTTAGGCCGATCTTGCTGCGCCCTTGCGCCTTGCCGCGCTAACTGGTTTCTAGTTTGGGTAGACTTCTGCGGGCCTATGTAGCTTAACGGATTAAGATAATCTAACGCCTCTGCAATCGGCTGCATACCGCGTTCAATCCCAGACACAACCGACTCTAGGCGGCCAGCTTTCGGGGCCTGCTTAGTTGGTTTCGCTGTACGCGTGCGTTTGATCTCCGCCGCAATCTCGCGCGCCGCAGCTTCATCGCCAGCAGCATCTGCTTTCATCAAAGCGGCTTCTAGTTGCGCGACAGTTGCCATATATTATAATCCGTATTTTGCGCGGGTTTCCGCTGAGAGCGTGCTGGTCGGCGTCTTTGTTTTAGTTTTCGTAGGTGCCGGTTTTGCTGCCGCGCCGCCGATACGCTCGCCAAACTGATCCTCATACGCACGCAATACACGGTCGCGCGAACCTTCCAGCCTAGCAATATAGTCTTTGACGGACTGACGGAATTTCGCTTCGCTTTGTGTCCGCGAGGATGCAAAGGCAGACTGCTGCAACATTTTGTTTTCGCTGTCCGAGACTTGGCCCAACGCACCGCCGGTCGGCGAGTTGTCGCGCATGGTTTGAAGTTCTTGGAAGCCAGCGATAGTCAGCAGGTTGTTGTAATCGGACAAAGCATCCGCTGCGTCTTGCGAAAGCAAACTTAACGCTGTTTCGGGGATGTTGCCTTGAATGTTTCCTAAGATGCCGTTCAACGCAGGGTTCTTTAATAGGCGCCGCGCGACCGCTATGGTGGTGTCGTACTTTGACTTCGCACCTAACGCTGCACTGCGCGCTTTGGCAGGTGCTGTACCCTTGATGACAGGCGTTTTACCGCCGCCCGCCGCCGGTGCCGCGCCGCTTGTGTTGCCGGTCTCAAACTCGCGCATGGCTTTTGCCACGGCAGGGATTTGGTTAGCCGAGATTGGCGCGTCAATATCTACGCCTGCTTTCTGCGCGACGTACTTCTTGTAGTTGCTGACAGACGCGGCGCTGTTTTCTGGCCCTTGCGGCGCGTACTTGTTGATAATCTTGTTGACCGTGTTGAAGCCTTTATTGACGTAGGCAGTACGCAGCAAGTTTTCTTGAGCCGCTGCGCCTGCCGCTGGCGAGTCAAACGTAGCAAAGCCGCCGCTTGCACCAGTGTAACCGGGCTGCGACTTAGCAAACGCGCCATCTTTAAGAGCGCCGGGGTTGGTCTGCAATGCAGCAGCAACGCCGCCTTTGCCGGGTGCGCCTGCGGACGGTGCTGGTGTAGCGAAACTACCGCCGGTCTTGCTAGGCATCGCAAATACGTTACCTTGATCGTCTTTGACGTACTGCATACCTTCGGCTACTTTGATGCGTGAGCCGGGGACTTCAGTTGCACCGGCGCCACCAAATTTCGGTACGCTTATTAGGCGTTCTTCGGTGCCGGTGGTTTGCTTTATGTAGTCGCGGGCCAACTCATCTTTGGCATCCAAAGTCCGCCTAACCAGTTTCTCGCGGTTAGCCTCAAAATTGGCCGGGTCACTGTTTAACTCAGCTACTGTCTCATCTATCGACGCTTGAAGTTCGGGTTCAGGGAACATCTGCTTCATGCGGTCGCCAAGCGCCGCCGCCTGTGGAGCATTAAAAGAATTTGAAAGTGCGATCACTGAAGTTTCATAGAAATCCATGACGTACTTTAGACGCTCAGAGTTTGCTTTTGCCTGTGCTTCAGTTACTTTAAACGGCTGCAATTCTGCTTCGCGTGCTTCATTCGCCCGTGCAAACTCCATCTCCTGACGCGCGCGCTCACCCTGAAGCTGCGCGGCTTCCTGCTGCCGCGTCATGTTCATCATGTTTGCGTACTGCGCGGTTTGACGCGCTGGATCGGGAAGCTGTGGGTTACGCGCTTGAAGGGCTATCATTTGGTTTGGCATGGGCTACACCTTTACGTGGTAGTAGGTAGGTAAGGGTTGCGGGGTAGCATTGGGTCGTAGCCAAAAACAGGTTTAGCTTGAGGCGCGACGCCCACTCGCGGCGTGTTGCTGCTACCACTATCCGCTGGAACGCGGTTGTAATAGTTCATCATAGCGTTGTTCAAAGGTGCTTGCTGGGCATAAGACCCTATTTGACCCAGCGCAGTGTTAAGCGCATTGGCTGACCCAATGTAGCCAGACGCGCGGGCTTGACCGGCGTTATAGATGTTCGACGCTTCGTTCTGGCCCATCTGTCCAGCCGCGCCTGTCATCACGTTGGCTGCTGATTGACCCGCACCCATCAGCGATTGCAGCGGGTTCAGCTTGGCTGCGCGCTCTGTCTGGTAGCGGTTAAACGCGTTCTGATATTCTTGGCTGGCTAAGTCCTGCCCGAAACGCTGCACACCTTTCATGGTGGAGCCGGACAGTAGATTGCCACGCGCTGCTGCCGACCGCTCTAGCGCCTTCATACCTTCCGCTTGGCGGAACGCATAGCCGGGGTCTTTCTGAAAGTCTGCCTCACCAAAGGCTTTACCAAGGCTGCCGTAACCCGCAGCGTTTTTGTCGCCGCCGATGCCCAGTAGCTGCATAATCTCATTTTGCGCTGTTAAGCCGCCTTGGCGAAAAGGCTCTTGCAGTTCCGTCTGGCGCTGAAACATACGCTCTTGCGCCGATGTAGCGTCGCGTGCGGCTTGCTCTTGCGCCTTAGATGCTTTTTTAGACGCGCTTGACGCGATAAGACCGCCGCCGATTGCACCTGCGGCGCCAATACCTGCTGCGATTACTGCTGGTGGCATTTTGGTAACTCCATCTTATACAAATCGTACATGGACCCTAGGGTATATATCATTTCACCTGTGGGTTGCATACCCCCCTTGCGCGCGTACATATACACGCTAGGGGAGTTAGGCGCAATTCGCGCCCACAGCGTTTCGGCGCCGTTTTCTACGGCGTAATCAATAGTGAACTGCCGCGCTTTAGCCGCCCACTTACCGCGGCCTTCGGGCAATATCATTACGTGTACTTCATAGACGTTAGGTGATGTCCACGCCAACACATAACCGCCGTGTTCGCCCATCAAAAACCAGTTCTTATCAAACTGAACCGCGTCGGTAAAATCTAACTCACCTAAACTTACTGGACCTACAAAGGGGCGGACGTCGGGGTGGTTAGCCACACCGTTTATCCGTTCCACATCGTAGCTACGTTCCAGCATTAGCTAACCAGACGACCTGACGCGCGGATGTTGATCGCCGACGCCGTACCAGCGATGGTGCTGATGAAGCCATTGTTCGGCAGCACATGGCCGACCAGTTCAGGAAACGTATACGTTTCGCTGGCCTGAAGCGTTTTCGACTTGACGATCAAGTTGTCGTTGCCGGCGGAGCCAGCAGCCGAAATCAGGTTGACGCTGATCGTTGCGGCGGTCGCGCTGTAGTTAGTCGCAGTAAACTTGTCGATGATCGTCTGCACGCCATTCGACGTGTACTGCGTCGTCTGCGCGTTCTCCGCTGTCTTGGCGGGGATGATGTTACTAATAGACACGGTCATTAAGCTATCCTTTGCATAGTAAGGCATGAGCCAATCTGTAATGTGACGGCTGACGCGTTGACTTCAGATGCGAACTGTACCTGAAAATTGCCCGGAGTGGCACCACAAGTTACGATACCCGAAATGCGGGCGGTGTGGTTACTGTTTATTGCGGTGACGCCGGTGCCAAGGACGTTGCCGGCGACGGTCGCGGCAGCGCTGGGGAATATTGTCCGCAACTGTGTCGCAGCAGCGGTCGATGTAATAGGTACTACAATTTGTAGCTGGCAGGCTGAACCAGCAGGCGATGTAAACCCTAAGTTGAGGCCGGTGGTCGTGGCTGCGCTTTGGAACGTGACAAAACAATCTACGCGGTAGACGCCGTTAGCGACCATTGGCTCGACAAGCTGTGTGACGTTGGCGAGCGCGGTAGTTGTCGATTGCTGCGTCGATGTCAGCTTATCAACCGTAGCGGCAAAAAAACCGGTGACAGTGCCAGACACCGTAAGGTCGCCGCTGCCAAGGATCGTCGTACCGTTGATCGTCTTGATGTTGGTCGCGCTGACCAGTGCGGCCTGCTTACCGTTGAAGGTTGTCCAATCCGCCGACGACAACACACCGCGGTTAGCGGCGGATGCAGTGGGGATGTTTAATGTTATAACGGGCGTCGCTGTGCTGGTGGCAACGGTGGACGACAAGTCAGTCCCTGTCGTGCCAAGCGTCAGCGCCGCAACGCTGGTGACGGTGCCGGTGTTGGATGTGTAGCCGTTCGGGTTAGCTGCGCTATACGGCGTGAAGCCAAGCGCGGTATTGACGTCTGTATTCGCCAGCGTGACAGTCCCAGTGCGGGTGTTAAACGTCGTAACTCCGCCGCTGCTATTGCCAGAACTAGGAGGGAAAGTGGTGATCGGCATTATACAGCCTCACCGCCACTAACGCTTGCGGTGATCCCAAGAGCGGACCCTTGCACCTGTATAGTGTCGCCAGCGTTCATGATTTGCACGCCCGTCCATTGCAGCGTCGTGTTGGCGGCTATGGACACACCGTAAAAAAGAGCGTTACCGGTGCCAGCCGCGCCGCCAGAAGGAACCAAATGCACGTTGACCGTCAACGCACCTGCGGTTGTGTTGCACAAGTCTATATCTTTAACCATAGCGCGCGTTAAAGCGGGGACAGTATATATCGTAGTCGTACCGGCAGTGACCGCGGCTTGGGCTAACTTTACTGGGGTTATTTGCTGAAACGCCATATTATAAACCTAACCATGCAAGGACTTGCAAGGATGCCACAGCACTTGCTGTATCGACATACTCGTTACGGGGTTCCGTAAGAACAGTGTTCTGAAAGTCGTAAAGCTGTTTTTCAACCCCAACCGCAAAAGAACTCGCGTCTGGTTCGCTTTCGGTCGTCTGCGCCAGCGTCTCCAGCATAGCATCGTAGTTAGCCAACATCGACGCTGTGTCTGGCTGCGTCTCTGTCGTCTGCGCCAGCGTCTCCAGCATGGAATCGTAGGTCGCTAACAGCGACGCTGTGTCAGGCGCCAGCATAACTTCTTGTTGGTTGCTTTCCGTAGCGTTTAACAGCGACAGGAAGAACCGATACCACTCACGGCTAATAGCGCCTGACCGCGGGTCGATAAACTCAACACGCGGCGGCGTTAACTGGGTGGGGTTGATCGGTGCCAGTGCCATCAGGCGCTCGTCCCGCTCAATAGCAGTTCAGCGCCCATGACGTAAATCCGTACAGGGTCTGTGCCAGACACTTCGTAGACGCGGTCGCGTATCTTCATCGTTGCCCCAAGGCGGCGCCAGATGGTACGCTTGCCAAACCTACCGATAGCACCCATCGACTTCCAGTGTTCACTGGACCATGTGTGGCCGCCATCGTCCGACCAGCGCAGCATGACTTGCGGGTCGCTGCCTTGGCCCAAGTTCAGGCCCACGCCTGTCTCGCAGTCAAGCTGCATGGAGTGCTGGATAGTACGCGCGAGGTTGTTAGCGCCGGTTGGCAGCGCGCGCCACGACCGCAGCCATTTCTGCGGTTGACCGTCGTCAGCGTACACGTTCAGGTCAAACTCGTAAATCTTGCCGTTCTGGTAGTCGCCAACGACGGTGGTGTTGTTGAAGAACATCTGGCTGCTGGCGCGGTGGCGGTTAAACTCGCCTGCGGCAAACGACGCGCGCTCATGCCATGCGCCAGTGGCGACGTCGTACACCCATGTCGTGTCGGCGCTGGGGAAGTTCAGGACGTAGAAGCTGTGGCCGTCCTGCTGGTACGTGTAGCCAACAGCGTCTGACAGGTCGGCATACTCTTGCATCTGCCATTCGATAGCGTGCGTAGATACGCGCTGGCCGATGTAGCCAGCGGCCTTGTAGACGATACCCTGACCGCGTGCGTCCTTACCCAGCCAGTAGACTTGGTTGTCCATCTTGGCGATGCTGTACGGGGCAGCGCAGCCTAGTTCGTTGAACGCGCCTTGGATACGCGCCAGTGGGAAGTCGAGCAGCCCTGCGTCATACCAGACCTCAGTTGAGTTGGTGCCGAACACCCAGACTTCGCGGTGGTCCACAAAGATAGCCGCGACGTTGTCTGGGTTGCCTTCCGCACTGGAAAACTCCAGCGGGTCAACGGACAAACCGTCGAGCAACTGCGTAACCCAAATCTTTTGCGTGCCGGGTTCGTTGAATGTAAAATAGCCGTCGATGTAACCGACTGTGCCAGCACCGGGGAAGTCAGGGTCGGTGATTTGCTGGAACACGTCAGTGTTGGCGTTGTAGATGTAACCCAAGGGGTTAGCCGCAACGAATAGCTGCGTACCGTTGTCAGCCATGCTGACAGGGCCAGAGCCGCCCACAGTGCCTTTAGCGGTCGCGGTCCAGCTACTGTCGATCTGGTACAGCGTTGGGCCGGAGACGACGTAGCCGTAGTTGCCATAGGTCCACATACCGCGGATAGGGCCAATGCCAACGGTTGCCAAACGGGTCAGCCCCGGCGCACGCTGAAGGAACGCTGGCTCCTTGCCGCCCTCAGGGACAATCTCAGGGAACAGGTTAACCATGCGGTTGTCGGCGGCGTTGACGCTTCTAGCGACATACGCCGACCCAAGGATCGGCGTTTTCATTAGTAGTTGCCTGCGTAGATGTTGAACCGCTGACGTGAAGCGATGAGGCTGTACGGTATCGACATGATGTCGTCAGGGTTGTTGATGCGCTTGATGTTACGCTTCGACGCCATCGCCAGACGGCGGACTTGCGACGAAGGCTCAACGCCAAACTCAGGTGCCATTTCGCACGCCAAGTTATAACGGAACGCACGCAGATAGCCGGGCGGGAAATACAATATGGTCGCCAGCGACGCTGGCTGTGTCAGTTCTTCAACCGAAACAAAATGCCATTCCAGATCGCGCGTCGGACGCGGATAGATGTACATCTCAATGTCAGGGAACGTCATGTTGATAAAGATAACCTGCGGGTATGTCGATGTGACGGTCTTGACCGCAATACCGTTATACTGCTGCTGGTTAATGAATTTGATGCCGTAGCTGACGCCAGTGCCGGGGTCGCGGAAATACGTGCTGTCGTCGAGCAGCACGGGACGGTTGCCGATGAAGTTGCCGGTCGGTCCCATCGTGCGCGATAGCTGGCCCGCAGGCCATGTGAATACTTGGTCTTGTGTCGAGAAGACCGCGAGGCGCTCTGTGTTCCAGCTATCAATCATCTGGTTCATGGCGCGCAGTGCGTCCTGCGACGTTTCAGCCGATGGAACTTCGCCTTCTGCCAGAACACCTAGCAGTCTAAGCGAACCGTTAATGATGTCCCCAGCCGTATCCATTGGTTAGACTTCCTGCGCTTTGCGGCGGCTTTTGGGCGCCGGCATTTCGTTTACTGGCGCCTCTGCAGGCACTTCAGGATAATAGCGTGTCCAACCATAATATTCATCAGAAATCGCTTCTTCTTCAGATATAGCAACTTTTGCGCCGTGGACATTGTGAACAAGATAGATAGCAGCCATAAAAACTCCGTAAAATGGACGGCCCGAAAGCCGCCCAAATTAATTAAACGCAGTGAATAATCGCAAAGTTAATCACTACTGCTTCTGACAGCGTACCGCCAGAAATGTTGCGAAGGCTGATGCTGACAGAGCCAGCAGCCAACGCGTTAGCAAACACGTTGTATGATCCGGGGGTCGTTTGACCGCCAGAGATAGTCAGAATAACAGTGTCATTTGCAGAAATGAAGCTGTTGTTCAGCGTGAACGTAGCGTTAGTTGCAGTGGTTAAAGACGCGTTGTTCATGGTGATACGGCCAGCAGGTTTGTTCAGTGTGACGGCAGTTGACTTGTCTGTCGCTTGCGTGACCGTACCTTGTGCTGCGGCGGTGTAGCCGATTTGCTCATCAGCCAAGACAAATTGTGCGCCAATAATGTCTTGGTCGAGGAAAGCAACGCCGATAGCTTTTGTATTAGCCATTAGTTTTCTCCTGAAAAGGAAGCCCCGACCGTAGCCGGGGCAAACCTATTAGCCAGCGATACGGTACAGGTTGTACGTTTCAGCGCCGGTTTTAACAGCGCGGAACAATACGCTGCGCGATGCAATACCGAGACCAACGCCAACCAACGTCCAGCCAGTGCCTACTACGATAGTAGGCACGCCAGTGCTGGTGGTGACCAAAGAAAACTCAAACGATGAGTTAACTTTTGCGCTGCTAAGGTCAGCGTTAACAACGGTGACCGCAGGAAGCGTAAGGTCTGCTGTAGAAGCAGATGTGTAAACAACTGCGCCGCCAGCAAGATCGGCAGTGGTCAGGGTAGCCGCTGCGGTGTACGCAGTGGGGATACCTGAAGTGCCAAAAGTAACTTCGCCAAGATTGCCGTCACCAACTTGGTAACCGCCAGCGCCATTAGGTAGAATAGCCATGATATAAATCCTTTAAAATGTTTGGCCTCCGGCGAACCGGAGGCCATGATTAAATTAGCCCCACATCCGGACGGCCATTTGCGGACGGATCGTGCTGTAACCATACAGAACGTCAATACGGCAAGGCATACGGTCGTTGTTGATGTCGTACTGACGAACAACGCGAAGCGAGATGCCGTTGTGTACCTGACGCGAAGCCATATCTACGCCCTGTGGGAGCAGAAGGTCGGCTGTTGCGAAGGTGATAGCATCCTTGTGGTATACGAGGTTCTGCGCGTACTGACCGCCCGAAGCACCGACGAACACAACTGCCTTGCTGGTAGCTGGCAGAGCGTTGACGGTAGCAAGTGCGTGACCAGCCGAGTAGATCGGAGCAACAGTGATGTTACCAGCGCCAGCGCCGCTGAGTGTGACATCAGCAAGAGCAACGAACTGGAAGAACGAACCAGTGCTTTCACGGGTCTGTGGGTTGACTGCATAGCAATCAGCTACAGTGAACACGTCGCCAGCCTTGACAGTAGCAGCCGCGCCAGCACCAGTGATGGCGATGGTGGTTGCACCTTCAGCAGTGACAGCAGCCGAAGTCGTGCCGCCAGTTGCAGTACGCGTACCGCAAGTGAACTGCTTGATGGACTGCGACATATTGATTTCTTCGAAACCAAGTACGCCTGTACCCATCATGCCGTTCTTGAACTGCTTGCTGACAGTGTCGGTTGGGTTGAAGAGACCCTTCATGCCTTCGACCAAACCAGCGTTTGCGGCTGGGTTGACAGTGGCATAACGTGGCGACATCACCGCAGCGTTTTCGTTGAGCTTCTGCTGTGCAGCAAGAAGAACAGCCGAAGTGCCGGGCGTTGTGCCGGGCGTGCCGACAGTGTTACCGATGGTTGCATACGCGTTTGCAACGTCAGCGTCGATGCTGGATGCAAGCTGCGAGATACGTGGCTTAAGAACGCGCTCTGCGAAATCATCCAACTGCATGGTCAATTCAGCAGTGGTGAAGTTAACGCCGATGTGCTTCTGGTTGGCAACGGTCAGAGTTGTGAACTGCTCGTTGTCGTCCTGTACCTGAAGGGCTGCGCCATCAGTTACAAGCGCGCGGTCCGGCAAACGGATACGCAGGGTTGAGCCAATTTTAGCACCTTCAACAGCAAAGCTGTCGTCGTACTGGCGGTTTACGTTACGTGTGAGTACGAGGTTGTTCTCAAGGATTTCGAGAGCCTTCCGCGTAATCATGTCAATGGTTAAAATCGAGTTACTCATGGAAATAATCCTATATTATCGGTTGCGTTGTGCCTCGTACTTCTTGATCTGCCGTTGCCGTTCTGCCTCAATCCAATCTGACGTACTCATGGACTTTACGGACCGTGGGTCTGTCGTATCAAATGTCGGCGCACCAGAGGTGCGGGCAGTGACAGGTGCAATCGGTGCCGGGGCGTTGGAGGTTTTCTTGAATGTAGGTTCGGCTGAAAGCCGCGCCTCAATCATTCCAATTTCCCTAGCTTGCAAAATGGGGTCTAGACGCGAAATACGCTGGGCATCTTTAGCGTTGAGACCTAAGTGATAAATCACATCAGGGCCAACGTCGGACGCTTGTATTGCCATCGCCATCGCGTCGGTGATTGGAAGGTTGGGGTTGTAGGCGACTTGTTCAAAGTCGTCATACTTGTCCCGCGCTGCCTCTTCACGTTCGTGATAAGACTCTAGCATTGCACGTTGCTGGCTGTCCTTTTCACGGCGTGCCAGCAGTTCTTCGGCTTTACGCTCGGCCAAAACCTCTGCGTAATCCTCGTAAGTCTCAAATTGCTCAGGAGTTATGTCGTGGATCGGCTGCTGCCGCGCCTGCATTTCCTCTGCTCTTTGAGCCTGTTCGCGTTCCCATTTACGCTGCTCTCTTGCGAGTCGTTTGCCTACGATGGCGTCCAGTTCTTCTTGGGAGAAGGACTTAGAGGCTTCCTGTTCAGCAGACTGCTCTTCCGGCGTCGTGTTTTCTACAGGCTCGATTGCTGCCGTGGCTTCGAGTTCTGGCGCGGAGGCATCCGCTTCGGTAAAGACATTATCGTCCATGTTTAACCCTTAAAGAGTTCCTGATGAGCCGCATCAGTACGGTTGGTGGCTAGACTACATCATTTGATGCAACATAGCAATATCGTTACTTGCCGACCCAACCAGTGTTGCCGGTGCCGGATTGTTTTACATATAAGGTTGTTGATGCGCCGCCATCAGAACGAAGGAACAGCGATCCTACTGGTGCAGTTACTACGCCTTCTGGTGTGCCAGTTCCAGAGCGCACCACAATAGTAGGTGCTGCGGTTCCGTCACCAAACACTAAACCGTTGCGGCTACCGCTAACGGCAGTAAAGGGTTCGGTCTGCGTGTCATTATACCATGCTTGGTGGTAGAGTTGGTTAGACGCCTGATAAACGCGCTGCGTGTTGTAGATCACGCCAAAATTGTTTTGAAACAGGTTGTTTTCCAGACCTGTTTTGACTCCAGCGCCATTGTCTACAAAACCAACACCTGTTGTGAGTGAACCCGCCACATTGTCTAAGCAGATAATTCCGCTGGCTTTATTCAGACTGAATGGAGCGGTTGATCCTGATATGCTTTTATATGAGTCAGCTTGCCCAAAAGCATTAGAAAGCTGAACTGTTCCAGAATTAACAATAAGGGCGCGGTTTACATTTCCCGCAGCACCGTTTCCAAAATGCCGCCATTGGTCGATTTTTAAAACAATAGCCGCACTTGGTGCGTTCATATAAACATGGGCTTCAACTGGGCCTTCTGTCCACAAGCCATAAAACGCATCAGGCACAATGCTGGTAGATACAGAGTAAACATTATACCCTACGTTATTACCTGAAGCCAAATAGTTGGACTCACAAACGGCTGAATAAAACACGTTTCCATTCGTTCCGACGCCCAGATACAATCCCGCCCCGTCGTTCTGCATCCCATGATATGAAAAAAACTGATTGGCGTTTGACGGTAGACCGTTTGACGTTGGAGTAGCCCAGCTAGTAATGCCTTCTTGAAGCACAAATCCGTGGCCAACATTGTAAATGCACTCAACATTTATAAATGTGTTACCCAAACCTTGGAACATGACAATGCCGTTGTTACCGCATTTTGTCACAGTAACATTTTCCATAATGTTAAATGCCCAACGCAACAAACCAAAGCCCACTTGGTTGGTTAGCGTTCTGTCACCAATTAGGCTGAAATTACGAAACGCCATTCCACCCTTATCGTATGCGCCAACAGCAGGCACTGCATCGTCAATCCTAATGATGTATGTAGACGCAGTCGATTTAATGATGGACGCATATTTCCCTGCGCCTTCAATAGACACGTTTTGTGGGACAGTTAATGTTGCGTTAGTTTTGTATACACCGGCAGGAAGAAAGACGGTTGTGCCGCCTTTTATGAAATAACCCGCACCACCAAATGAGGGATCGGCAATAGAAAGTGTTCCTGCATATGTCAAAGCAGCCTGAATAGCCGCCGTGCTATCCGCAACACCCGTAGGGTCAGCGCCATAATCCAGCACGTTCACTACTGCGCCGTTGATTAATGAATATGTTGCTTTGGTCAGGGTCATGTCAAAATCCTAAAAGTTGTGATTTTAGCATCAAGCAGTGCAGCGGCGAAATCATGGTCAAGTCCAGCTAAATGCGGATACAGGAATGCGTCGTTCTATGCCGACATAGTTGATTTGCATAGCTTGTGCGTTTAATGTGGTGCAGTTTATTCGCAATACTGGGTTGCTGGCTCTCAGCACGGTCCCTTGCACAATATATTCGCCAGTTTGGTATGTAGTAAGCGCCCCATCAAACTCTGCACTACCGTGTAGAACTTGGAATGTTGTGGCGCGTACAGCCATCAGCATGGTTGCCTTGAACGTGCGTGCATTGCTGTTCAAGGTAGTGGTAGCGATTTGCGCCCACGATACGGTGTTTGTCCCATCGTAAAGTTGGAAAGCCAAATTAAAATTAGCTACCCCGCCAGTGATCTGACCCGTGACGGTAATTTCATACACTTCATTTTCAGTATCAAAATCAAATCCAAAAGCGGCTTTAGTGAAGGTGTAAAGCGTTTTTGTGGTTGGGACTGCCGCAGCCAAAATGTTTTGATCGTTTTTATAGTTTTGGCTTCGTATTGACACCGCATTTTGCGGAAAAATGTATGGTTTAGTGTATTGAACTGCATTGTTAAAATACCGCTCTAATTCACCTTCTATGGTCACATTGTCTGGAACAGCAATTCTAACCACATAATATGGCGTGGTCGCATAAGGTAATGTTGTTCCCGTAGTGCAACTGCAATTTATGATTTGTGTGTCACGAACACCGCCGGAATTTACAATTCTAATATCACGCCCTGTGAAATTACTAACCTGATTGTTTACTGTGTTAATTTCGCAACTGATTAATTCAGCCTCAATGGAGCTAAATACAGTAGCCTGTGGTTCGCAATAAAAATTGCTAATTACAGATTCTTTGATAAATTGATTTGACCCACCAATACCGATTGCGGCTCGGCCCACGCAGAAATTACGCACAATTCTTGAATTATTGAGCGCAGTCGTAGCAGTAGTTCCGTTTAGTTTTAGAAACTGCCCAGTGCCAAGATGAGCGCAATCCTTAACGTCAAAGTTGTCAAACTGACCGTAAGTGACTGAACCTTTAAGCTCAACAAAATGTCCGATGTTCGGGCCGCCAGAGCAGTTACGGATGGTTACGCCGCCGAGATTAGACGCCGTGCCATTTTCGAAAAAGAACAGGGCATTAGACACCGCAAAGTTTGTGGTTGTAATGCGCTCAAATAACATATTCTCAAAGAAATTTTCCGCATTTGGAAAATCAATGAAATTGCGAGTTACCGTTCCTTCAAAAGTAAATCCTTCGACAAACAAAAAGAAGCTGTCTGACGGGAACACGCCAACACATGAGAATATGAAGCCAGCAGTTTGCCCAACTCCATCACAATCAATGACAGCGCCGTATCCATAAAGATGTCGATCACGACGCGTTAGGCCAGCTTGCGAGTCCGTGACAATGTTAATTGGTGCAGTGATGCGATATGTGCCTTCAGGAAAACAAAGTGTCCCATAAGGTGTTGCATCAATCGCATCTTGAATGGCAGCCGTATCGTCCGCCACGCCATCGCCAACAGCGCCGAAGTCCTTAACCGAAACATATTGAGCCAACTTGTCTTCGACGTTGGTAGCAACGCCGCCTGTAAACGGCGGGTTATATGTTACAATCGATGCATCCACAGCGCCGGTAGTTGTTTGGACGGCTGTGGTAAACTTCACTTCGCCGCCGACGTGTACGCCAGCAGTAAACGTTACGGTGTTGCTGTCCGTTTCCAGATAGCTGTCACCGACATACTGGTTTACGCCATCTATGTAGACGGTCAGCGAGTTGGTGCCGGGCGTGTAGTTGATCGTCGAAAGGTTAAACACAGTCTGGCCGGCAGTCGCCGTGATGACTTCCTCTTGGACCGTGTAGTTGATAAAGTTTGAGTTGACGCCCGTGATGTTGTCGTAGGTGCCAAGCAAGATGCCTGTTGATGTCTCAATGACAAACTTGTAAACCAGACCGTCAGTCAGCCAAATCTCGCCGCCCGGTACGCGTCCTGCGCTGTCCAATATGATAGGGTTGGCATGAGGTGTAGTGCCAGCCGCGCTGGTGTATGTTGCTTGCGGCGTAGTTGTGCCGGCGGCGTAAGTGTAAATCTTACCACCTGTCAGAATGACGCCGTTGTTGTCAAAAAACTGAGCCGCGAACCCGCCAATCGGGGAAGGAGTTACTGACATTTTTTAACCTTTTTGTTCATGTAGTAGGTCATGCTGAGAGCGTTCGTAATGAAGTGTCGGGCAGCCGCGTGTTGTAATAAGCAAGAGACCGAATGTGTCCGCTAAAAATATCTGCGCCGCCGCTGGTTGAGCCAATATATAGTGTTGTTAATCCTGTCGGAACCGCACCCGATGTATCTGTAGCCGGAGCATTGCCATTTAAGGAAAATGCGTAATCGTTTACTTTATACGCAAGCGCAGTTTTAGCGGGGGTATTCGCGGCTATAGTGCCGTTTGTCATATCTGCTACGTTTGCACCGCCAGCATTTACATATCCGCGAGGCGTCGATGGCACTCCGGGGAAAATCCAGTTACGGATTAAATTGTTGGAACTTACATATGCTGAAAATGGGGAAACACCGTTAGGGTTTGCAATGGTCAATACTGAAAATGCCACCGCAAATGTCCCCTCGTTGGCGTTATACCAGCTAGAGAAGTTAGTACCTGTCATAGACGCTACATCGGCGTTGCGTGTCACGGCAAGCAGGGTTGTGGGGATGTAGCTGGTAGCGAATGCGCCTGCTTCGAGTTGAGCGCCGTAAAGCCCAAGGGCATTTCCGCTGTTTCCAGCATATGATGCAACACCGTCAGCAGACGCTGCGCCAATAACAACAGCCCCAACAACCAATGTTCCGCTTATAGAGCAGCGATAAAAGCCATTTCCAGCGGGAGTAATGGTTGCAGTCAATCCGGCTGCAACTGTCCCTATTGCCCCAGTCGATACGTTAAAAAATGCAATCGCGTTTCCGGTAGCCAGCGTAACACGCATAACTAACCAATTTCGCGTGTCTGGTTTGGCATAGACTGATAATGTATATGATCCAACAACAGCATTAGCCGTGAAAAACCAATGGTTTCCTGAAGCCGAGTTTTCTACCAATACGTTTGTGTTAGCTGTTCCGTCAGGAGATGTTCCAGCCAAGACAATCGAGCAGTTTGTTTTTGTCCAAATTACATTGTTAAAGTCGTTGCCGTATGTCAGCGCGTTTGCACGGCTTTCTTCAATCAGCAGACCTTTAGGTGCGAGAGTAGCTGGATTGTAATCAAAGCGAGGCGCGTTGATTGCAGCGGTTTGGATAAAACCGTTGCTGCCGACAAACGTAGCCGTTGTGGCGCGTGTAAAGGTGACGCGGCTGTCGAGCGAGTTTGTGCCAATAAAGTCCAAAAACATGGCTGGCCGACCGCCGATCCGCAAAGACGACAGGAATGTCGAGGCTAATAGCCCGACACCCAAGCCATTGCGGACAGGAATACCAAAACTCATCTGATGTTGATCGGCTTTGCGTACAGCGTGCCGCCTGCGCTAATCTGGATTGCGCTGACGCGCCATACGCCGCCTGCGCCAGCAGGTACAAAAATCGGCACAGGCACGCCCGCTGGAAGCGGTGTAGCCGCTGAAGTCGCCGTGACGCCTTCACCAACAAGAACATAAGCGTCTGAGGTACACCATACCAATACGCCCTGTGGACCGGCGTTCCAGCCAGTTACAGAACCGGCAGTGCCAGTATAGGCTACGCTTTGAGTAGCAAAACCTGAGTCATTAAGAGGGCGTAAAAGTTCCATGCGTCGCGTCCTTATGCGAGAAATTTAAGTTTATACAGCGTGCTGTAGTACAGACCAAAAATCTCGTCGATAATGTTTTGGATCGGAGTGCAATCCTTATCGACGACTTTATACCGCATTTCCATCAGTTCGTCTACTTGACCTTCAAGAAACTCGACAATGTTGTTAGTCTTCTTAGCTGACATGAGCGAAATAGGGCCGATGAGGCCATATTTGCCCTGATAGGCTTCTGCAAATTTGTCTGCCAATTCAATCACTTCATCATAGAAAGTGTTCAAAGCAGAGTGTTTGGCAAAGCTGCGTGTGTTCAGGTGCGTAGAGTGAGCCACATCGCGCGCAAGAAACAGTCTACCTACAAAGTCAGCGCAACTCATTACATCATTCCTTCAGGGGCTTGTTCAGGCATTTCTGGCATTTCCATTGGCATCTCAGGCTGCTCGCCCATCTCTGGGGCTTGCTGCATCTGCTCGTCCATCTGCGGTACTTCGCGCATTTCAGGTGAACCGCCAATCAAGTCGCCTGTATCCAGCGCGCCTGCAATCGTACCCATGACAATATCCTGAATTTGCTCAGGTGTCATGCTGTTTTGTACTGCGGAGATGCGCTTGGTTTCAGCTTCGTAAGCCTGCACTTCAGCCTTGTACCTGTCGATGGAGATTTTCTGCTGTTCCGCGCTGTCTTGGATGTTTTCCATGATGTCAGAGACGCGGTTGAGTTCTTGCGACAGGGCTTCAATCTGCTGCTTGGCTGCCATGATTTCAGGCGACTGATCGCCTTCTTCCAAGACTTTCGGGTCAAGGATTTTCTTGAACCGCTTCGCCATTTCCTGCGCTCCGGGCCAATCCATGTTCTTGATGAACAAATCGCCGGCCACAGTCCAAAGCTGCGGGTTGGATTGCAGAATCGTTGACATGGCGTCGAGTGCTTCTTGGCGCTTAGTCATGTAGCCGGGGCCAGTAGTGACCATAACGTCATATGTACCGATTGACGGGTTATAGATTTTTTCAATCAAACCGCCATTTTGGTCACGAATTTCCTTGACAGGTTCAGCCTGCATTGGGTCCATTTTGACCATGCTGACTTCACCATCAACGCCGATGATGCGTGCAATGCGCTGTGTGTCGTAAATCTTAGGGATAATATCGACAAGCTGGCGGGTAATGTGACGGATCGCACGGGCAAGGTTGTCAACATAGTGGTACGTGCCGACGTCACCCTGCTTTTCGCGTGCGGTGATGGCTTTTGCAGACCGTTCGTTGCCCTGTGCGCCTAGCGAGGCGTCATACTGGCCGGTGGTGGACTTGATGTCCTCACCAGCGCCCATTTTAGCCTGTATCAGCCCTGTTTGGGGCAGCGGTGGGGCTGCACGCTGCGGAAGCGGTAAAACGTTCCCAGCGCCGTCTGTGACGTCTGGATTGACTTCCAAATACGGCCAGTTGGTCGTGTTGGCAGTCTTCCACTGGTTCTCGTAGCCTTCGAATTGGCCGCCATAGGCAATAAATGGCGCTTTTGGTGCCAGCGCCAGCATTTCTGCCTCTTGGCTGGTCCAGTAGTTGTACATACGCTGTGCGTCTTTGGCGTTCCGCACCAGACCGGACACGTAAATTTGCCCTTGTACCTCAAATTCGTTACCTACGACGCGTACCACAGGTATCCAACTGCCCGGCCATTCGCGTTCGTCCAGCACATCATAGCCATTGGTCTTCATCCACATGACTTTTTTGCGGTCTACTTCGCGTGTGCGGACAGGTTTGCCGTACATGGCGCGTAATTGCTTATCCATGTCGGTATTTTTGAACGCAGAGACGTTATCTGGGTACAAATTCAGCGTTTCGCGCTTGCGTTTGTAGTAAAAATACTCCGCGACGCGGATAGTGTCTTCGTCGAGCCATGCCGACATGCTTTCATCGCCCACAGCGGTGGACAAAATCGACGAAATAGGTGTCGCGTCTGGAAATTCGCGCTCATACTCGTCTTTTGTCATGTCCTGCGTGACAAAACACCACTCAGCGTCCGCGCCGCATGGGTCTTGGATTGTAGGGTCCATGTAAACGCTAAACGAGTTGCGGACGCGCATGATGCGAACGTCTTGGTCAAAGGTTTCTTCGTTGCAATATTCCGTAATGAGACGGATATAACCTTCGCCGTAGGTCACTTGGTTGTCGCAGGCCGTGTCGTAGGCCACGTCAGCGTCGGACATATACTCAATATGCCGCACGACGCCGTCAAAGATCGCTGCCACTTCAATGTCAGCATTATCATCGACAGGGATTACTTTACCCGCAGGGCGGTTCTGACGCTGCTCGTTCGTTACCTGACGCACGTGCTGTGGCAGCTTGTTAATCGTCAGGCATGGCCGTGCGTTGATGGTCTGGCCTTGTACTGCACCGCGGGTTGCCAACACGTCAGCAGGCCACTGCCACTGGTTGTCAGGGCTGCCGGCCATGAACCGCAGGTCGTCCAGTTCGTCTTCACGGCTGTCCGAGTAAGCTGCCATCGACATCTGTAGCCGATGGCGCATGGTTGCCATTGTATCAGGGTCACCACGGGTGTTTGCTGGATCGCTACCGCGGTCAGCTACATCACCTACTTTGTTAATACCTGTCGGATCAGCCATAAATTATTTGCGCTTTGTCGTCATCGGTGATGGCTTAAACGGCTTAGTCGTGCGGATGACTTGCTGCTTAGGTGCTGGCGTTTTAGCTGGCATTTTGACCGGTGCGCGGGCACCGGATGCATTTGTTTGGCCTTCGCGCGCTGTAATCTTGGCTGCGTCGGGCTTGCGGCCTGCCAAACGAGCAGCGGCGGCAGCGTTTCTTTGAGCGCCTATTTCGCCGGCCATATCACCAGCTTTGTAAAGCGCCTTGCTGCGTTCGCCGTAAATATTCTTCTTACCTGATGGCATATTACTTACCCTTCTTGGCGGTTTTGGCGCTGTCTTTAAACGCCTTGGCTGTGGGGGCGCCTTTAGCACCCGGTTTACGCATTTTCTCGCCTGATCCAGCGGCAATCCGCTCTTTCTTGGCGTGGATGTTACTGTAGAGACCTTTTTTGGCTGCCATACTCAAGAACCCATCCAAGATGTAGAATATCCGGCAGGAGAATACGCGCTTGTGCGGCGCTTGTCAACGCGTCCTAGACGCGGATCTCTAGAAGCTACAGGAAATGCAAACGTCACCGCTATGGCGTCCGCTGCGTCAGGTGACGCCAGCCCGCGTGACTTCATGTCCTTCTTGCTTTCGAGGAACAGCGTCCCCTTGCTGTCCGGCTTAGTGCGCGGACTGATGAGGTCTGTTTTCAGGAACCTATCGCTGGGGATGTGCGCTGTCTTGAGCCAGTCGCGCATGGCGCCCCACATCTCTGCGCGCTTGTTGCCCCACATGATCTGGTTCTTGGCCTTATTGCCGAAGTTGACGCCGCGTATCTTGTACCGCTGTTCCTTCAGCCGGTCCACGACGCCTGCGCCTAGCCCGCCTTCGTCGATGCAGACCAGCGCAGGCTTGAACTGCTCTATGGCGTCGATGACGTACCCAGCCACTTCCATCGTGTCTGCCCCGCGGTGTCTCCGCAACTCTAGGATGTCACGGCCCTGCCGTATGGCGATGACGGTAGCGTCCGCCCCAAAGCGTGCAGGGTCTACCCCTATGACGATGGGCGCACTGTCGTCCTTGGCTGGCGTGCGCTTCATGGCGTCGTCTACCAGATTGCTGCCGATAAACTGGTCGTCACCTTCAGACGGGAAGTTACCGTAGACTTCGACACTGGCTTGGTAGCTGTCTGGCCCGTACTCGTCGATGATGCGTTGGTACAGGTTCTTGTCTGTACCCTCGACATCGCGGGCGTCGATGACGCGGGTATTCCAGAACGCCCGCTTGCTGTGGAACGTCTCGTAGAAATAGCCAGTGTTGCGCCGCGGGTTGGAAAAGGCCAGATGGAAGCGGTGCGGCGTGTTCTCTGTGAAGAAACCATCACTGACCGACCATATGCTGTCAGGTATACCGCTGGCTTCGTCGAAGATCAGCATCACACCGTCGAAGTTGTGAACCCCTGCGTACGCGTCAGGGTTTTCTTCGGACCACAGCCGGCCTTCGACTGACCAGTAGCGCGTGCCTTTCTTCAGGTCGCGCTCGACCAATTCCGTCAGCCACTTGGCTGGCATGATGCGTGTGGCAGCTATCTCGAACCAGTGACTGTTCAACGACATTGCCAGCCACTTGGTAATTTCCGCCCATGTTACCGACCGCAACTGCGCTTCAGAGTTAGCCGACACGATGGTCGTCGAGCCGATCCTTGATGATAGCATCCAGATGACTAGCCATGAGACCAGTGCCGACTTACCGATACCGCGTCCAGAGGCTATCGCCAGCCGTGCCGTGTCGAAGTCAACCTTGCCGTTGTTCGCTTTGATGTGGTCACGCAGGTCGGCGAGTATCTGGCGCTGCCATTTACGCGGGCCGGGGAAATGTTCCAGCGGTGTACCCTGCTGCCCCCACGGGAATGTGTACAGGACAAACGCTAGTGGGTCATCTTTTAGCGTGGGCGACCACAGCCGCGCCATCAACTCCATCTCGTCTTGCGCTGAATATATCGGCTGCTGCATGTGTGTTATCCTCTAGGCGGGGTGTGACGTCAGTGTACAGCCCTTCGATGACGCGCGACTGTGCTTTTTCCAGCGCGCCTGTAATGCTTATCTGTTGGTCGATGTTTACGTCAATCTGCTGCTTGGCTACCCAGCCGTGCTGATGCTTGAGTATCTCCAGCGCAGCCTTGCTGTCGCCATCGCGTGCCGCTTCGTACATGGTTTTAGCCGCGGTGTACTCGCCGTCGCTGCGGCCCTTGATCTCAGCCATCTCCACTAGCGGGTCAGCGTCGGCCAGCACACGAAACTGCCGCGGGGTCAATCCTGCGGCCATTGCAAGGCTGTCACCTTTAAGCCCGTACTTGGCAGCCTCATAGATAGACTCCAGCCGCGCCTCGGTGGCCTGCGTCCGCTCTGGTGTAAATGGCAGTGAGTAGAAGGTCATTGGGCGTACAATAATCTACCGGGTGCAGATATGCAACAGGCTTTGGTGCACCAACATTTTAAAAAAATAAAAATTGCTCACGCTATGTGACCGTGTCAGTCACGCGGCGCTCGGCCCTGCCACCCCCACCCCCCTGCCCGACGGTCGCCAGCTTTAAACGATCGCGCAGATTCTGCGTTGGCCTTTCACCTTGACGCTTACGTCAACGTAAAGAAAACACAATCGGCTGGCTGGCTATGCTGCAATGCAACATATTGCATATGCCGGTTGTCAAGTTGTCACGGTGATCGCGTCACGGTGATCGCGTCACGGTGATCGCGTCACGGTGATCGCGTGGCCGATTAGGGGAAACCCTCAAACTGTATTAGTCGCGCAGGTAGGTCAAATTGTCATAGTTGCCATGACTTTTCAGTCGCCGCGAATATTTACACAGGTATCTATATACCTCTTTTTCTAAAACTTGAGTTTATATCTTTTCAATAACAATTAAACGTCCAATCCCCTTGTCACCCGCGCATTCGAGCCATTTCGCCGGTTGTCATTCCCGCTATTTTCGTGACTACCTTTTGACAACTTTCACCCGATATTTATTATCGGCAAAATATGCCGATAAATCCCTAGCGTTTGCGCCTCACGTCGATTTATTTTGCGTGCAACATATTTTGTGGCTTGTAAGTACCCTCAAACTGTGAGACTGTCACATCTCAATCAGTGAAGGAGCAAACGACATGCCTACATCTTGTTTACATCAATACGCCACTATTGGCGAAGCTCGCGTAGCGCGCAAACTAGTTAAGGCCGCGTTAGACCGTGACCTATCAGTAAGTGTTCACGACGGCGAAGAGTGGACGGTCACAAAAGCGTGGCGGCTCAAGACCGTGCTGGACGCAATGGCAACGACCGGCGAAGATACGCTGCGTATGTATGCACCGACCGGCGATTGTGTCGGTACGTTCTATCTTGTTTACGGCAACGAAGAGGACGGTAGTTGCTTGATCGCAGATCATACTGACAACGATATATGCCAGCGTATGTTTGAGGCCGCGCAACCGGTCGATGCCATATGAAACAAGCCCTAATCCATAACCTAGCGTTCGCGGTGTATATCGTCGCGGCAATAGCAATCGACGCCCTAATCTTTGGAGTACCTCAATGACTAATTATTTCGAAACGCTTAACGACGCGCTGGATAGCGAAAACCTAATCGACTGCTGGCCTATCACGGCGAGCGTTCCATACGGCGCGACTGTTGCGCTTGCTATCGCTGGCCGGTGGATATCGATCTATCGCGACGGTGTCACCGGTCGATATGAACGCCCTATCCACTATGCGACGCGCATGGCAGACACCGGCCTCATCCACCTCTAATATTACAACCACCACCACCGTAAAATAAAGGACAGTAAAATGACTAACGAAACTATCTCTATCTCAATCAACGCCGGTTTCATCGACGCGGCTATGCAATGCGTTTCAAAAGAAGAAACGCGCCACTACCTCAAGGGCGTGTTTTTAGACGCGCGCGGGTTCGTCGTCGCAACCAACGGCCACATGGCATTCGCTGGCCGGTGCAATGATGCGTTCAAGCTGCAGGACGTTCGGCCAGCGTATGATATCCACGCGCATAACCTTGCCGGTGTCATCGTGCCAGCCGAGGCCGTCGTGCAAGCTGGCAAGGCCGCTGGACGGTCGAAAGGCCTTCACTATGTCGTGGAACGCGACGCGTCCGGCTTGTGGTGGATACTATATGGCAATGCGCGCGTCCACTTCGCGCCGGTTGACGGTTCATTCCCCGAATGGACGCGTATCATTCCAACGGCACCAGACGCGCTTGTGGCTGGACACTATCAGCCGCAGTATATCGCGGCCCTAGGTAAAATGGCACAAGCGTTGCGCGACGGTAAGAAGGATGGCGCTTGTCAGTTTCGCTTGCACCAGAATGGGGACCAACCGGCGCTTGTGACTTTCCCGCGCCCTATGGAGAACCGGAACGACACGCGTGCACCTCGCACCGATTGCCTTGCCGTCCTCATGCCTATGCGGACATATGTCGAAGAATATGCCGCTGCGACGCTTACCGACACGTTCTTGAAAAACTAGCACCACCGGAGCGCGGAGCAATCCGCGCCGAGGATGGCGCTAGTGCCAACAACAGTAAAATAAAGGATAGTTCAATATGACAGACATTTCATGCAACGGATGGCGCAATGCCGCAACGTGGACAGTAAACGTATGGTTCGGTGACCATTGGGCAGAATTGGCCGAGGATGGTTTTGATTTTTCCCCTGAATATTTGCGCGATATGGTCGAAGAGTATGTTTACGATCTGATCGGCAAGGACAGCACTACCGCCGGTTTCATTTGGGATATGCTTGACCTGAACGTCGTCGATTGGGACGCGCTGCGCGACCATTACGCACCAGTAGGAGAGGACGCATGATTAACAACATATTTCGCACGGTGCGAGAGCTACTCGAAAACCGCGATTGCGTGCTAATGGGCAATGCCGTCAACACGGAAGGCAAGCTATACGACGACAGCGTCGAGAACCTTCATGCGCTGGATATGCTGGAGCCGTCCCTGCGCGGCCTTGTGGATGTATGCGTCGCAAGCGGCATGGAATGTGCCGAGCTGTATGAAGTGATTGGCCTGATCGGCTTGGAGATAGACGCATGACACACGACCGCAACTATTTACGTATGATGCACGATTGCGAGTTGACGCACTACGCAAAAGAGCACGGCACGACCGAACTAGAGTTTGTCCTGCTGGAGCGCCTGTGCACCCTGCTAGACGTTGACGAGCAACTAGAGGCCGCACAAGTCACTATCGAGGACTTGCAGACCGAAATGACCGCGCTGAAAGCCGAAATTGCCGAATTGCAGCATGAAAACGACCTTTTTCGCGGCTATGGCCCAGACAAATGACGGCGCTGTTAGCCGGTGCCGCCCTGTTCCTTTTAACCCTTTTATTGGATGATTAACCAATGACACATTACGAATTCGCAATCGCGGGACTGTTAGCCGCGCAAGCCTTCACGCTCACCCTGCTATGGGAAACGCACAAGCTATACAGATGGTATAGCAACGTATGGGTGCGCGATACGAAAGAGCTGTTAGAGCTTAAACGGGAGCGCAACAATGGATAGGAACCTGCGCGCAAAGATACGGCACTTGGCCGGATACATCACCGACAAGTCGGCGGTTATGCAATACATCAACAGGGAGCAAAACCTGCGCCTAACGCTGCGCGACATAGAGGACGCCTGCGCGGGGATTAGGGAATACAGACCGAACCTTAAGCCTATGATTCCGTCGCCGCTCATAGCGACGCACCAGACGCAAGGTTATGACGACCTAGCCCTTGCGCTGTTCCGATACCATGCCAAGCGCTCACACGGCCCTGAGCAAGCCTACTGGCTGGCAAGGCTGAACGACAGGCGCCCCAAGCCTACAACAAACGTACAACTGTAAAGGAAACTGAACCATGACTGACATTACACCTATCGACACATTCCCAGCCGATGATGACGACATCGATCCAGAATTGGATTTGCTGCGGGTGGCAGCGCGTGCCATTGAGAAGCACGAGCGGCTCAAGGCTGAATTGCGCCAGCATGAGCGGCACTTGTCGCTTGTCTGCCAGACATACGGCAGCGTGTACAAGATATGGGGATTTAGGCCGGAGCACCTGCGTCAGGCTTGCATCGCGCGGGGGTTACTGAAATGAGCCGCCCGATGATATACCCGATGGGAACGCTAGAAGTTGGTGAGGTGGCAACCATGCCAGCCACCAACAGGGGCGATGCAAAGCGCACTAGCCGCAACGTCTCGCAATATGGGATCAGGAACGGGAAGGCGTTCAAGTGCCGCACTGTTGAGGGCGTCACATTCATTACGAGGTTAAGATAATGACAGACCAAAACGGATATATGAAATTAACTCGCACCCCTGCGGTGCGGTCACCTAGAGACCCGAACACTTTCACCAACCACCTTACCGCCGAAAGCGGCGGAATAGGTGAAAGGGTGACAGACGAAACCGCGACGCACTATTTGGTGCATCACTTTTGGATCGAAGAAAAGAAATGACAGACGATAGCATTGAAGCAAAAGCCTTGGCGCTGGTGAATGAGGTGAGAGAGGAGCGAGATTTGCCATCAAAACTACAGATGTGTCGATTATCTCAAGCACAAGACGAAGCACTATGCCGCGCCCTTGAACAGCACGAAGCCTTTAAGCAAGACGTGAGCGATGTGCTCAAGATGGCGGGTGCCGCTATCCGTGGGCTTCTGGACATAGCACCAGAAGAAAATCTCGACAGCGAACAGGCTGGCCATGCGTATGCGGCGCTTCATACAATCGACACAGCACTAAAGGAAACAACATGACGCGGGAGCAACTGGACGCCCTTGGCTTTGAGATACGCGAGAAGGGCAAATGATACGGTGCGTCATCGACTGGATCATAGCCCGCTTGGCTGAAGGCGTTAAGGATTGCGACCAATAATAAAAAACCCCCTGCGGAGTGAGGACGCAGGGGGTTTAAAAAGGTCAGCGGAGCATTGCCAACCCTAACTGTATATCATCGACTGATATCGCCTGTCAATTCTTGCCTATTGACGGCATAAACCCAGACTTAGGCACGTCCTCTGCCATGCGGCGCAACTCTGACTTGCTGTATTTCGGAAGCGTATCAGGCGCGACAAACAAGTGTTTCTTGTTTTGATGTTCCTTCGAATTGACGCGGCCTAAGTCAACCCAGCCCGCTTCCTTCAGCGCATGTAGGAGCGCCGCCTGTGGTATCTTGACACCGGCAGGGACGTTGACCGCCAGCGCGTCACAAATGCGGTGGAAAGGCCCGCCAATGACGCCGTTGGCAAAGACAGACGCCTTCTCGCGCATCAAGTCCACAAGGTAGCTTTCGGCTACACTCATGCCATGCTCGACCATGTTTAGTTTCCATTCGGTAACCGGCGGCGCAGCGGCAGGGTTGAACGCCGAAACGTCACGCTGCCACAGCCACGCGGCGCACTTCTCATAGCCGCCGGCCTTATACCAGCCCCACAGCTTGTCCGCTGCGGCTGGCGACATACGCGGTGCACGCGTCCAGACGCAGAACCAGCGGCGGTCTTGTGTCGGCAGTGTGATAGGCAACGGATCGTTCGTGTATGCAATTACCATCAAGCGGTTAACCAACTCATACGGGTGCATCCCCTTACGGTTGACTGTCAGCGTTTCAGGTGGCGCAGCAATGAGCGGCTTTAGCTTGTTAGCCATCGCGCGGCGCTCTCGTGCCTCTGGCTCCTTTAATTCGTTCAGGATGACAACTTCAGCCTCAAGCGAATAGCCCCACTGGCTGTCCAAGCCGCCGGCCTCAATAACGGACCTGTTGCGCCAATGCTGACCGCCCAGCGCCCATAGGAACGGCTGGAACATACTGTCCTTACCGACGCCTTCGTCACCGCCGATCAGGATTGCATGGTTCATCTTGACGTTAGGGTGCTGTATCTTGAACGCCATAGCGTCAAGGATGTGGTCTAGTTCCTTATCGTCCGCAATCAGGTCGCGGCAATGCTCTAACCACGGCTCGACGTCATGGTCTGCGATTGCGTCGCTGTCGGACACGTCAGGGCGGGCGTCTGTCCAGCGGTTGCCGTAGACCAAGCCGTCACGCGTCACCAGCACATCATCGCCAGCGGCAAACGTCACAGCAGCCAGCGCAGGCGCGCCGCGGTCTTGCCGGCGCTCATCGAAATAGATGGACGACTGCACACGCTGCGTCTTCTTGTGGATGGAACGGCAATCAACGTGACGGAACAACGCGTTGAAGACGTTGCGGGCTATCTCCTGACGCGTCACCATGTCAAAGTAGCAGTCATCAGATTGGATATATGCGAAACGCTCGAACCACTCGCTTTGTTCCAGCCGTCCCGCTTCTTTTTTCTCGACCTCACGCACACGCGCTGCGGCCTCGTCGGGGAATGCTTCAGTCGGCGCTATCTTCTCATACATCAGCGACAGACGTTCAGCGATTAGTTCGTCACGCAAACCCGGCGTCACCTTCGGGCCGCCCTCATTAGCTACCCAATCAAGGAAGGTGCGGCTGTCTAGGTCTTGGCAATGCCCGTGATAGCAGCAGAATGAACGATCCAGCGGCTTGTAGCGCGCCTCGATCATGCCGTCGCTGTGTTGCTCATGGTTAGGGCAGACGATGCCACACCAGCCGTCAGCGTTAGGGTGACTAAGGACTAAATTGTTGTCCGCAAGCCATGTCAGGACGTTGTCAAGGCCAGTGTCGCGCAACTGCACCGCTTTATA